CTAACAGTATCTTTGGAACTTCTAATGTAACAATGGGCTCTAATGCTTCATACATTAATGCTACTGCTGATACTATCATGGTAGAGAATACATACCAAGCCAATGATAAGATTGTTTACATTGCAAACACTGATAATGGTATTACTGGTTTAACTACAAATACAGTATACTATGTTACGTTTGCTAATTCAACTGATTTTGCAGTATCCACTACAGATGGTGGTTCTAATTTAGATATAAATTACACTTCACCTGGTAGTAATAATTACGCTGGACAGCTATTCTTCAATACTGGTGAGATTTATGGAAGAACATCTGGTATCACAGCAACTGTTTACAATCTAGTGAAATCTAGCGTTGTTGTTTCAAATACATTTGGTCTATATGAGACAGTTACTGGTTCTGTATCAGGAGCGACTGGTACTGTTAGATATGTTAGTGCAACTAATTTGACTCTATCACCTTATTCTGGATTGTTTGAAGAGAATGAAGGTCTTGTTGGTTCTGCAACTGGCGTTACAGCAAACTGCGATACTATCAATTATCTAACATTAACAGCAGATGTTACACGTGCTGGTGTTGGTCAAGCAGAAGGCTTTTGGCAAGATAATAGAGGTAAGTTAGACTCCGATAAATACATTCAAGATAGTTATTATTATCAAGAATACAGTTACGAAGTACAAATATCAAAACCATTGTATAAATATGGTGAAGTATTAAAAAAGGTAATGCATACTGCTGGTAATGAACTTTTTGGTAAAGCTGTTCTTAGTACATCTGAAACAGAGAGTATTACAGAAGAGATATCAGTTACAGGTTCATTTGATGCAGCTGATTCATTACTAACCACAACATTTGAATTAGGTAGCTCAAGGTTAGCATAATGGCATTCACAGCAAATACAATTTTAACAGCAGCAGACCTCAATAGTGAGTTTGATACAAAACTTACTATTGCCAATAATGTTGTTAATCACACACTATCAGTTAATGTTAATACCTCTAATACAGCTTTTAGAGTTACACAAGAAGGTTCTGGGAATGCATTTGTTGTAGAGGATTCTACAAATCCAGATTCGACACCATTTATTATTCATAGTACTGGTAATGTTGCAATTGGAGCTACCACCGCTAACAATAAATTAAATGTTGTTGGTAATGCTCATATTACTGGTTCTATTGGAATTGGTGCTGCACCATCATCTGCTGCAACGATTTATGTAAACGATACAAACAGTACGGATGCTAATTGGTATAGTTATCAAGACACTGTAAAAATAAGCAATTCAACAATTACTGCTGCCAGAACTAAAACAGCAAAATACACTTTTATTAGAAATGAAAGTCAAAATAAAAATAGTTCTAGTGTAGATCAAGATACTAATGTTTATGGCTATCAAAACTATACTTATAATGGAAATTCTGCTTCTGCTGTTGATGCTAGGGTAAATGTTCTAAATGGCATATACAATGTGGTGTCACAATATTCTAACGGCACGAGCTCAAATACCGTAACTACAATGTATGGTATTGCAAATTATACGAGAATTGGTTCAGTATCATCAGGTAATGTTGGTACTGTATATGGAGTTTATAATTACTTCTATCCAGCAAATAGTACAGTCTCAGGTAATGTAACTGGTTCTATTACAATGGACTATAATAGAATTGATGGTGGTGATGGAGTTAATTATGCTGGTGTAAACTATATTTATAGAGGTGTAATTTCTGGAAACACTAGTTCATTTGCAAGCAATAATTATGGCATTCACATTTCTGGTGAAACGCTAAACTATTTCAGTGGTAAGGTTGGTATTGCAAACACACTACCATCTGCAACTCTAGAAGTTACTGGTACTGCTAAGATTTCTGCCAATGTTAACATTGATGGTAATACTGTATTCATTGATACAACAAATAATAGACTTGGTATTGCTAATGGTTCTCCATCAGTTGAATTGGAAGTGACAGGTTCAGCTACTATCTCTGGTAACGTCACAATTGGTTCTTCATTTGTTGATACTACAAATGAAAGAATTGGTGCTAATACAACAGCTCCAACTGCTGCACTAGATATTAATAGTGACAAGTTTAGAGTAAGAACTGCAAAGACTCCAGCTTCAGCTTCTGATACAGGAACGACTGGTGATATTTGTTGGGATGCAAGTTATATCTACATCTGTGTTGGTACGAATACTTGGAAACGTGCTGCAATAGCTACATGGTCATAGGAAATATAAATGTCAGCTGTAATACTTAAAGGTTTTAAAAAGAAACAACTACAAGCACTAGTTGATGAGATTGGATCATCTAATAGCAGCTATTATTTTGTATTATCGAAACCTACAGATTGGCCAGGTGCTAATGATACGCCATCAACTCCATTTGATACTGAAGAAGAGAAGTATGATTTTCGTAGAGAAATAATCTCTGGTAAAAAGATTAAATCTACTGATGCAGCATTTCTAATTAGAAGAATTAATTGGGAATCTGGAACACAGTATGCACAGTATACTGATGATGATTCTAGTCTCTACACTAAAAACTTTTTCGTAATTAATTCTACTGGTAGGGTTTATAAATGTCTTTATAACAATAACAGCGCAAATAGTACTGTTGAACCTGTAGAGACAACAACAAATACTTTCGAAACAGCTGATGGTTATATTTGGAAGTATATGTATACTCTAACTACTGATGCAAATACTAAGTTTTCATCTTCAGATTATATTCCAGTAGTTGTCAATACAGATATCACAACAGCTGCTGTTAACGGTTCAATTGATGTTCTAGTAATAAATAATGCTGGTAACAATTATATTACCGTAGCTGATGGTGATATTATTCAGAATCTTGGTAATTCTACTATCAGCACAACATTTAGAATTCAAGATGCTAATACTAATTCTGCAAATGGTTTTTATAATCAAGCAGGATTCTATATCTATTATGGTTCTGGTGTTGGACAGTTATCTCAGATAAGCAGTTACGTTTCAAACTCTACTGGTAAGTTTGTTACAACAACAGACAATTTAACTGATATTGATACAACATCTAAATTTAGAATTTCTCCATATATTCGAATTACTGGTGATGGTACAAATGCAACAGCTATCTGTACTGTAGATAATAACTACACCATTAGCACTGTTAGTATTTTAAATAGAGGTCAGAATTATTCATATGCTAATGCAGCTATTGTTGCTAATAGTTCATATGGTTCTGGTGCTAATGTTAATGTTGTTATGCCACCACTTGGCGGTCATGGATCAAACCCAGTTGAAGAGCTTGGTGGTTCTGATCTTGCTATTTCCATTCAACATGTTGGTTCCGAATCTAATACAATCCCAACAGAAGTTGAATTTAGAAAAGTTGGTATTCTAGTTGATCCAGAAAATTATTCCAATTCTGATATCTATACTGGAAACACATTTACTGGTATGCATGAATTCGAGATTGCAACATCGACACTAGGATTCCCAAAGAACGAAGTGATGACTTCTGATAGTGCTACTAAATCTGGCTCTATTATTGCTGCTTACTCAAACACATCTATTATCAAGACAGTTGGGTTTGAAGGTGAGTTTGATGTATTCACTTTTAGTGAAGATTTCCCAGGTAATATTTCAATCAGCGGCAATACAATTACAGGGAATGGAACTGCATTTGAAACTAGTTCCAATGGATATAATTTTGAAGTAAGTGATCTAATAAGTTTCAATAGTGGTAGTCTTTGGTACGTTTATAGAGTATCTGATGTAATCAGCAATACAGAGATTAGAGTAACGGAAGCTGATGGTATTACAGCTGTAAACTCCTCTATCTCAAATACGGCTATGACATATCAAAAATATACATCAGATAGACTATTACCATCTACAGTTGATGGATACGCCTTCATTCTTGATATAAATAATCCTGATATTAATAGATTTACTGGCGATTTGATTTACTACAACTATGTAGAACCTACTCAAAGATCAAATACATCAGTTGAACTTACAAAACTTATTCTGAAAGTCTAAGGAAGCAAAATGGCAGGTCTAAGTAATTCCACATTATCAATTCTAAGTTCAACATACTATGATGATTATAATGAAGATAAGCGATTTCATCGTGTTCTTTTCAGACCATCTGTTGCTGTACAAGCAAGAGAGTTAACACAGCTTCAGACAATTTTACAGAACCAGATTTCCAGATTTGGCGATCATATGTTTAAGGATGGTTCTGTAGTCGATGGTATTGGTATTACATACTATCCGAATGTTCATTATATCAGTCTTTCAGATTCATTTAATACAAATACAAATTTAACAGTACTAGATTTAGATGCTAACACACTAATCACAAATAGCACTGATTCTAACAATGCTGTCCGTGCTATTGCTAAGATTTCAAAGCAAGGTTATACTACTCAGTATCCAAATACAAACAGAATGTATCTAACATACGTTGTTACTGGCACGGATGATGGTGGAAATGATGTTGATGAATTTGCCCCAGGGGATACTCTATATTTCTATAACACAAACCAATCTAAGTATGGCGAGCTAATTGCAAACAATTTGATTGATAGTATTGAAACACTAGCATCAAATGGTACATTTACTTCTAATGGTTATGCGTATTGTGTTGGTGTTGGTGATGGTATCATTTACCAAAAGGGGTTCTTCACTAAGGTAGAACCACAAACAATTACTATTAAAGATTATGATACCGATGTGGATGGTTATGTAGTTGGTTTTGATACCACTGAGACTATTATTAAAGAGACTCAAGATACAACACTATATGATAATGCAGCTGGTTCATCCAACTTTAACGCCCCAGGTGCTCATCGTCTAAAGCTATCTCCAACATTGGTTGCTAAGACAAGAGCTCAAACATCTAATACAAACTTCTTTGCTATTGTAGAGTTTGATGAAAGTCAACCAACACAACAGAATAATGATTCAGAATATAATAAGTTACAAGATGTTTTAGCTCAGCGCACATATGAAGAATCTGGTGATTATGTTGTAAAGCCATTTAGAATTGAAACTAGAGACACATCAAACACTGCATCATTTAACTATGAGATTTCAAGTGGTGTTGCATATGTTCGTGGTAAAAGAAAAGATTCAATCAACACAAGTCGTGTAGAAGTCTCAAGAGCTTCAACGACTGAAGTTTCACAAAATGTTCGTCTAAGTACAGATATGGGCAACTATGTTGTTTGTGATGAATATTTAGGAGCATTCGACTTTGAAACTCTATCAGAAGTAAGTTTATACAATGCGGCTCAGAATGCTATCTCAGATTACGAAGGAACTTCTTCTGCTCCAAGTGGAACATTAATTGGTAAGGCTAATGTAAAGGCTATTACATATGAGTCTGGAGCAAAGGGAAGCCCAACTGCTAAGTATGCAATTTATCTTTTTAATATTAGAATGAATAGTGGTAGGTCATTTGAGAGCGTCAGAAGTATCTACACAGATGGAACATATGGTAAAGCAAAAGCTGATATTGTTCTTGAAGGTGGTAAGTCTGTACTAAAAGATAGCAATTATGCTTCACTAATATATTCTCTTGGTATTGAAGCGCCAAAGAGATTGACAAATGCTAATGGTGATAATGATACAGATTATAATTTTCTACAGATTACATCAGCAACTATTGCTTCAACTGGTAATACGGTAGTAAATCTAGAAACACCAGCTGCTGGTGGTGCTGAAAGACTTACATCAACTGCTGGTTCCACGCTAAGGTCTGGATCAATTGATCAGTATAATGTGTTTGCATCAGCTAATGTTTACACAGCAAATCTAACTGGTACTATTGCTATTACTTCTGGCAATACCACAATTGCTGGTAGTTCTACTCTATTCCAAACAGAACTATCAGAAGGTTCATTAGTTAGAATATATGATGGCTCATCATATCATGTTAGAAGAGTGACAACAATTTCTTCTAATACCACGATGTATATTAATGCTGGTATTAGTGCAGCAAATAGTGCTGCTAATTTTCAAGAGTATTTCGTTACAGGTTCACCTCTTCCAATTCAATCTGTGTATGTCAATTCTAATACTCAGTTTACAGCTGTGCTTGGAAAGACACTAGATTCTGGTGCAACATCAGCTTATGTTTCTTATCCAGTAAATCGTAATCTTGCTGTACAAGCAAATAAAGATTTAAATAAAAACGTAAAGATAAAAATTGATTGCTCTAACAATGTCAGTGGAACAGTAGGACCATTCAATCTTGGTATTTCTGACTTAGTTAAAATTAATGCTGTTTATGTAGGCACTACATATGCCAATACAAACAACGATAGACTTTCTTGGTTTACAATTGATAATGGTCAAAGAAATGAACATTACGACCATGCTCAACTAGTTCTAAAACCACAATATAAAAGTAACATTACTTCTTCTACAAAGATTCTAGTAGATGTTGATGTGTTTACTGCAAATACTGCTGCTGGTGTTGGCTTCTACTCTGTTGATTCATATCCTATCAATTCAACAGATACTTCTACAAATACTACAATACAGACTGCGGATATTCCATATTATGGAGTAAACAGTTTACGTTCTTCGATAGATTTTAGACCACGCAAGTATAATACTGCAACCGTAACTACTGCGGAAGGTAGCGCCACTATTAACCCAGCAATATCCAATACTACATTTGATGTTCCTTCTGGTGGTCAGCACTTACCACAGCCGTTTTCAACATTCAATGCTGATGTTGAATATTATCTACCAAGAATTGATTTAATTAATATTGATAATAATGGTAGGTTTGTTGTACAACAGGGCGTTCCAAGTCTCAATCCAAAAGCACCATTTGTAGAAGGTGATCAATCAAAGATTGCAGAAGCATTTGTTCCAGCATATCCATCTTTAACACAGAGACAAGCAGAAGCTCTTGGTCTATTGAATAACGCAATTCGAATTGCGTTAAAAACAAATCGTCGTTATACAATGAAAGATATAGGTGCTCTAGAAGAGCGCATTAAGAGAAT